TTGAAGATGTCGGTTGCCCCTGCGTCGACGACGGAAACGTCGTTGATTTTGACCATGTCGGCCAGGCTTACTAGAGTGTCGGCCATTGTGGCGATTCCTTGCGTGATGTTTCGAAAATGGGAAATCCGTTTTGCCTGGGATTTCCTAGGCGGGTTCAATCAGCGGCGGACCTCGGCGGTCGTTAGGCTCGTGATTTGTCGCATTTGCCTGCGACGATGTCGGCGAACGATCGCGGCGAGCTGTCGCCGGATTGTTTGTTGCCGGTGTCGAGTCCCTCGTCGCCGGTCTGAAGTTGATCGAGGACCTCTGAGAATTTGCGGGCCTCCTCGACGGCGGCGTCGCGTTCGGCGGTGAGTTGATCGATCGCGGATTTGTGCAGTTCGTCACGCTTGCTCAGGTGCCGTTCGTAGGCCGATTCCAGCGACAAACCTTCCGACAGGTATTCACCACCGTCAGAACCAAATCGGCGAATATAAGAGCGGAGATCATCGCGAGAGAGATTGCTGTCGCTCGGATTCGATAGTTCGGTTTTGTCCGTCGACGCGGAATCTGTTTCACTGGTTTTGCTCACGGTGGAGTTTCCTTTCCAAGAAAATTGAACCGGCTCGTTGCCGGTCGATAGTTTCGACTCGGTCGCTCCGTCCATTCCGTGCGGACAGACCGCACAGGCTCGGAGTCGCCATTGCCGGAAGATTACGAGAGGTCCGGGGAGAGTCTGGCCGTTCACCTCGGCGGTTTCGCCTACTGGGATTTCCTCGACGAGCAATTCGCTGAAGTAGATCGATGCCTCGTAGGGAATCCCCCTGGCCGAACGTTTTAGGATTTTGTCGGCCTCGTCGCCCAATTCGATCGAGTCGATCGATCCGCGGAGTGTGAGTCCGTTTTCGTCGACAATGAATTCGCGAGCATGTCCGATCAGTTCATAACTGTCGTGGCAATAGTCGAGGACGATCGACGGTTTGTGCATCAGGCCTGCGAAATCATGGACGCAGGGTCCCCAGAAGCTGTGCTCGACGATTCCATTGGACCTGGCGAGCAGTTCGATAGGTCGCGAAGTTTCGCGTTCGCCGTCGACGAGTTCGACCTCTTGAGCGAATTTGATCGGACCGGCAGCGAATCGAGTCGCCGACAGAGGAGCCTCGGTCGTGGAGGTCGGATTTGAGAAGTTGAGGTGAGCGTTCGTCATGGTCTAACCTTTGAGGGTGTGTGATCGAGTAGGGCCGACGCGGCGTTGTGTCGTGGTGTCGATCATTCGCTTGCTTGCGTGATGATTTCGGCGGCGTAGGTGTGCGGGGCGAAGTTGAGTTCCATTCCCTTGGAGCGGGCGTATTCGATGACCTCGTGCGTTTTGTCGAGATTGTCGAAGACGTCGCCGCGGCCATGCTCCTTGGCGACTCGTTGCGGATTGTCCAGGCCGCTGGCGATCGCCTGGAGATTGCCGTTGATTTCCTCCGATGGTTTCCACCAGGGCATACCGAGCGGGACCCATTCGCAGCGTGCGAGCAGCGTTCCGATGTTCCAACCGCTGGGCAGGATTAGTTCGCCGGTGATGATGAGCCAGCGGAATTGTCGGATGAGCCATTGCCGACGCATTTCGATTTGATCCTCGCGAGCGGTCATTGCGGATCGGTTGTAACGGAGCCAGCCAGAGCGTTGGCCGGAGTAGTTTGTGTAGGCCTCGTCATAGAAGCTGTATGGGATGTCGAGAGCTTTGAGGCCGATGCCGATGCAGAGTTTCGTAAAGTTCTGGAGTTCGGTCGGCGGTGTTTTCGATTCGAGGAATTCGGCCTTTTCCTTTGGGTCGAGGTCGAGAATTTGGGGACCTCCCGAAAGGTTGATCGACCGTTCGGGCGGCTCGTCGGTCGAGCAATCTTCGGTCGGCTCGGTGCCAGCTCCGAGGGTTTCGTCGAGGGGGTCGGCCTCGACGTCTCGCATGATTGCGAGCATGAACAGTTGCGAAACCTTGGCCTTAATCAGCGCGTAGTCGACCGCTTCGTAAACGTCGCGATATTGATTTAGGCTGGCGACGATTGGCGAGACGCCTCGGATTTGATCGGAGGCGGAGCGTTTGAAAAATCCGTAGAGGTGAAAATCCTTCGAGTCGACTTTGCGGTCCTGCTCGTATCCGTAGCCACCGCGGCGTCGTCGGTGGAGACAGTATTTGAGCTGTGCGCCTGCCGTGTCGATTTGGACGCCTTCGCACCACTCCGGTTTTCCGCGTTGCTCGACGTAGTCGGTCGGTTGGCGAATTAAATCGGATTCGATCAGTTGGGTGCGGGCGTCGCCTAGGAAGTACAAACCAGCGTCGCCGTTGACGACTCGCATCGATTCGGCGATGCGGAACAGTCGCTCGCGAAAGAATCGACGACCTCGGTCGCAGGCGGTCGGCGTCGACCTGGTCCCGATGAGCCGCATGATTTCCTTGTCAAATTCGCGGTCGCCTGTGTTGACGTGGATGTCGAACCGCGAAACGTAGTCGAGATGCTGACGGATCGCCCAGGCGGCGATCGAAAAATTCGTTTCGATGTCCGCGGTCGTGGCCGACAGTTTGTCGCGTTTGCCCGAGCGGAGGTGATTATCCTCGCGGACGATGCGGCGCGTGACGGTGCGGCGTCTGCCCTGGTCTTTGAGGGCGTCGTATTCGAACGCGTTGGTGTCGGTGTGGCTCCCAACGTCGATGGTACCGAATCGGTCGTCGATCATGTCGAGGCCTCCGCGTTTTGCTGTAGTCGATATTGCATCCGGATCGCGTCGCAATCATCGGGGCGGCGGCGGGCGAACAGGGCGACGAAACCAGCGTCAGCGAATAGTCGTAAGGCGTTCAGGTTGATTTCGTCGACTGTGACGAGGATGCGTTCAACCGCTCCGTGCTTTAGGACCGAGACTAGGCTGTTGATTAGATGTCGGGCCGGTTCCGGTTCGCGACAGACGAAGTCGCAGATGTCGAACACCTGCGGTTTTCGATCGATGGTGGCGATGCCTTTGAGTCGATCGAATTTATCGAGAACGACAACGGTGAGAAATTGCGGGGCGGTATGCACCTGGTGCCCGAGCCGGGCGGCGGCGGCCATGTCGCGAGATTCGAGTGTTCGGACGGAGAAGGTCATTTTCCCAGACCTGTGATTCCGTAGCTGGTTCGGCGACGGCGATGCCGGGATTCAGGCAGAGTTCGCTCGAGCCGCTGTCGTTCCTCGCGCAACGATTCTGGGTTGAATTGCGTTGTAACTCCATCTGTGGTCGTGCTGGTGACGCCGCTGGCGAGGAGTGAATCGATTTGGGCGATTCGTGCCCTGGTGGTGGTTGCGTCCTGCATGGTCGCAATTTAGGCAGGCGGCGAAACGGCTTCAACGGATAGAACCGACGCTGTACGTTGTGGCCGTTTTTTAGTTACCGTCGGTCAGGATTTGCGTTGGCCGTACAATCGCGGCTCCTCGTGGATGATATTTTCGTGGAACAGCATTTTCATCGGCTCGCCGCATTTGCAACGCGTGACCTGGGTGAGTAGGTGCGAGCAGGGTAGGCCGTCGATCATTCTGTTGTAGGGCGTCCTGCGGGAGGATACGATTCGACCCCTTTCGGTTGAGAAGCATTTTTTGCAGCGTGCGAGTACCCCTCGGCAAACCTGATACTGGACGTCGGGACCGCGGCGGCGAGGCGTCGTGGGTCCGACGGATTTAGATTTTCTGCTGACCATCCGGGCGTTTCCTTTGTTTGGCTTATTCGGTGAATGACGTGCGACGTCTCCGTTGTCGTCGCTGAGGTGGAGCAGACTGGAATTCGGTTAACGCGGCACCGCACATGCTCGCGAGCATCGTGCATCCGACCGCGCAATCGAACAGGTGATTGTCCGGTTTGCTGGGTGGTAGTTTCCAGATTTCACCGCTTCGTCCATTGTCACTATGAACGATTTGCACCTTTTCCGAACGATATTGCTCTGCGACCATGCGATGCTCCGTCGACAGTCGAGGCGTATACAGTGAGAACGATCCGGCGTCGCCGATGTCTGTATTCAATCGTGCGTGAAAGAAAGATTTCCAATAGTTGACGTTCGTGACCGCGTGCCGACCCTCGGCGGATCGTCGAACAGTCCAATTGTCGCCGCGTCGCTCGCCTGGTTTTTTCTGCCACTCCGACATTTGACGCTCGGTCGGTGAGACAGCTCGGTTGAAGAACGGCAGGAGGATCGATCGAGCCGGATGTTCGCGACAGACCGCTTTGACGACTTTCGATGATTTCTCCCATCGCGCATCGATTCCGAGGAGGTTGACCAGTTGGCCGTCCATCGAATCGGCCATCCCGATGATTTCGTCGATTAGATCGAACAGACCGGATCGCAATCGGGCCTCGAGACCGCGTCGAGGGTAGCGATTCTCGAGCGTGTTGGTGACGCCTCGGAGTGTGAAATAGTTGGCGGTCTGTTTCGGCCAGGTGCCGTAGGCGACGTTCCATCCATCGAATCGCGTGGAATCGAAGGCGGAGAGCTGCCAGTACAAAACGGATTGCTGGACGTCGATGAACGCGGTGACAAGGTTGGCCGATGGCGGCATGACGAGTCGGCGGTAGCCGCTAACCTTTGATTCGATGTCTTTGATCGTCAGCAATTCGACATCCGATTCCTCGGTCTTGGGTCGGTTCTGATATTCGGCGTGGAACGTGTCTGGCGATTTGTAACGCAAATTGTACGCGTGCTGAAGGGCTGAGATTTCCGCAGGGGTCTTGCGGGCTTCCCATGCGACCTTTGCTCCCGCATCCATTCGGCGGCGGTGGCGTTTGTAGAACGCGGTCGCCTCGCTGTAGTCGCCGACGGTGCGAAGGCCTTCGGAACGAATGTTGGCGTACTCCTCCCAGAGTTCGCGGGCGTCCTTTGATTCGGGCCATTTGTTGACGAGCTGGAATCGCTGGCCTTTCCAGTCGGGGAAGATGTCGCGGTCGAGGAGCTGGTCGGCGGCGTCGCCTTCGGCGATCACTGTGCAGGTGCAGAATCCGGCCATAGAAACGCCTGGACCGGCCAGGCCGAGAACGGAGCCGGTGAGTATCGCGAGTCGGCGACGAATCTGGACGAGGGAGAATGCAGAGCGGTCGGTCTGTATGTCATCGGCGACGAAGATGTCGGGCCGGACTTGCTGGCCGTCCGCGCGGGTAAAGGTCATTCCGCGGATTCGACCGAGGATGCCGCGGGCCTCGATGATCGCATTGGAGCAGGCGGAGCCGGGAATCGATGCGAGGACGACGCGCGGGCCTTTCCACTGAATGAAAGTCCGCTTGCCATTGTAGAGCTGGCCGGTGGCCTTGTTCGGTTTCCCCTCGAGACGTCGAGCCGGATAGGCCGCTTCCGGAAATAGCTCGAGCAGCGTGTCGTTGGTTTCCAGTTCGGTCTTGACTCCCGCGAGCAGTTCGGTGGCGGCGTCTTTGTCGGCACAGATCAAAGCGAGGTATTTCGCTCGGCCAGTGAGAATCGCCCACAGACATGCGGCGAGGACGAGCGTGGTTTTGCCCGAGCCGCGAGGCATTGCGAGAGCGTAGAGCATGCCTTGCTTTACGCTGAGTTCCATCAGCCGAATGACCTCGAGGTGATCCGGCGACCAGGCCATGACGAATTTTTCGGCCAGGCAGACTTCGCAAAATCGCTGGAGTGAATCCCAAACCTCGTTGCGTAGGTCCTGGTCGGCAACGGGCGGAGCCGGGGCGATGTCGCGGCCAGTCTCGGATTGATCGGACTGCCGCTGACGTTCGCGTTCTGTGCGTTGGTTATATTGTTCGCGGCGTTTGTCGGTCGCTTCGGTGTCGTCCTCGTTGCCGCGTTTGCGTGGCTTGGCCATGTAAACCGTGCGTCGATTCTATTTCGGCAGGAAAGATCGCATGCCGCGGAATGCGAGCCATGCGATTAGGATAAAGCCGACCAGTTGAACCCCGTAGTCGATCGAGCAAATGGAGTCGGTCAACGGACTATCCGCCGACTTTGCTGCCGACGTATTTTGCGAACAGGCCTGAGAAGAAATCGCGACCGAGGACGCCGAGGACGATGCCGGAAATCAAAGCGATGACGACGTAGAGGACCGTCAGAAACCAGTCGACTCCCTTGGCGAGCGGGCCGCGATGGTTCGGGCGTAACAGACCGCTGTCGTCTTCGGGGACATCGAGGTCGCCGCCGTCGTTGCCGAGGATGCGGTCGACAATTCGACCGCTGTCGCTAGGCGAGTCCGGAGACGTGGGAGGGCAGACTCCGCCGTCGCATCCACCGTTCGGGCAATCAGGGCAGAGATCGTCGGCGGATGGCTGGGTGATCTGATCGACGACGCTCTGCATTTTCCAAGGCACCTCGCGGAAACCTTCCGGCAGCGCTTCGAACGCTCGAGGCGTGTTGCCTCGTAGCGATGCCAGGACCGATGGGGTCGATTGGCCGAGGCCTTGTCCGCCTCCGCCCCACGTCAGGAGACCGACGACTCGAGGTGAACCGTCGGAAAAATCAACAATCGATGAACCGGATCGTCCGCCGATGGCTTCCGGCTGCCAGCGTAGGAGATTGCCTTCGACGTCGTTCATTCGAAGACATTGCATCGAGGGCCATTCGCAGCGTGGGCAGCCATAGTTGACGACCGAGTCGCCGCTGGGCTGGCGATCTGCAAGGGGAATCGCCCGAACTTGCGCAGCGAATTTGTTGGTCGTGCAGAGCAGGAGTGCAAAATCGAGAGACATTCCTCGGGCGTATCCGCTAGCGATGATTCTCGCCGTCGACAGTTCGGACGTCCCGTTCTCATTCCACCGAGTGACGTTGACGGTTCGGCCTTTCGTGGTGCCTGCGACGTGTGCATTCGTCAGAATCAAAGCCGCTCCGTTCGCATCGCGACCGACAACGGTGCCGGAACCGCAAACTCCGCTGACAGTCACGCGGACGGTCGCCTCGATGCAGATTTTCATTCGATCTGAGACAGCGACCTCGGCAGCGTCGCCAGGCGTGTAGCAAGTTTCCGGAATCGATTCTGGGGCGGGCGTGACGTGGATTAAACGGTCGACAGGCAAGTCGAGCTTGCGATGCAATTTGTCGGCGGGCGATTCATCGGGGCTGATGATCGTGTATGGGATCGAATACGGGTTTGGCGGCTGGGGGCAAGTGCCACCGGGGCATTGTGCAATTGCAGGGTGCGAGATCAGAATCGCTAAAAGAAAAACCAAGCTTTTCATAGTCGAACTTCCTTGTCGGGTTTGGGGGTCGGTTATTGCTGGACGTGTAGAGAGCAGACGCCGCGGCGAGTGGTCATGGAAAATTGGCGAAGCGTTGTGAGCCAGGCCTTAGCTCGCTCTCTCGTTCCGTGCGGAATGTTTTCTTCGGCGACCTGCGTTTGAATTTCAGCCAGGATTTCTTCAACGCGCGACTTGGGGAGGCGATCGATTAAGGCAGCGATGATCGATTCCGCGTTCCCCGCTTTGGTCGAAGAGTAGACCTGGGATTCCGATTGATTGAGGGAGCCGGAGAAATCGTTTTCGATCGGCTTCGCTCTGCCGACTCGAGCGGTGAGAGATATTTCAACCGGATGCGATCCAACCGGGATTTCGGCGAGCGTCTGCGATGTCGCAAACTTTGAAACCGCTGAGAATGCGATTGCAGTTCGCTGCTCTTTGTTGAGTGCCATCCGTGCCTCTGCTAAATAATGAAAGGCCGGTCCGCATCCCTGCGGAATATCGAATCCGTTCTCCGGCCTTGATTTGCAATAATGGCATTTCGTCCGCGTGTACTCAATCAGCAGAACCGCCTCTGTCGGCTCTGCGGTCAAGCAAGTGTGCGATAGAACGTGCTA